TTATTACTGCACATAATCAATGGTCAGCTAGTAAAATAAGTTCCAAAGTTTACGGAAAAGCGGCAGAAACTTTATCTATAAAAGGTGATAACAACCAACCATTGTCAATTTCATGGTCTAAACCTTAGATATATTATGATTATTTCTTTTGCTAAACCTTCCAGAAGTATTGGTATTATTAATAGAGTCTTAAAAAGTACACACATAAAAAGCAAATGTTATACATGAGTGTTGCAAAAATATCACAAATATTACTAAATAGTTTAGAACAATTCTATTATGGTGATAACGTATCACTTATCGGAAATAACTATTGATAGTCCAGAATTATCGTTTTAAATCTGTAGGTTGAATTAATTGGTTTATGAAGAACAAATAGCGAACATGGGGGTACTTAAAAAGGCGATACCCACTTTTTAGGTTACCTGTTGAATTAATATTGATACAAGGCATATACACATGGATGACAAATTTCTAAAAACAATAATCTTCATTATGAAAGATAAGACCACAAAGAAACCAGTTGTGATAACTCATTTTAGAGGTTTTAATAACCAAGCTGAAGCTGATGACTTTTCAGAGTTTTTAAAGTATCAATTTATAACAGAAGATGATTTTGATAATTCAAATAAAACATTACATTAAATGAAATTTCCTAATAAAAAATATAATATAATTTATGCAGATCCAGCTTGGAGCTATCAAGGTAAAATGATGAACAGCTCTGTTACTGATCATTATTCAGTAATGAATATTAATGATATTTGTAAATTATCAGTAAAGGATATTGCTGACGATAATTGTATTCTTTTTATGTGGGTTACATTACCAAAATTAAATGAATTTATGAAAGTTATTAATGCTTGGGGTTTTGAATATAAATCAACAGCTTTTGTATGGTGTAAAAAAAATAAAATATCAGACAGTTTTTTTTTAGGTTTAGGTAGATGGACTAGAGCTAATCCAGAAATATGCGTATTAGCAACTAAAGGTAAAATAAAAAGATTATCTAAATCAGTAAGACAACTTCAAGTATTTCCAATAGAGCAACACTCAAAAAAACCAGATCAATTTAGGGATTTAATTTTAGAACTTGTTGGTGATCTACCAAGAATTGAACTCTTTGCCAGACAAAAAGCAGATGGTTGGGATAATTGGGGAAATGAAATATAAAAAAGGGGGGGTTTTGTTATAATATGAAACAAATTGTTATTCCTTATTCGCCAAGAGAAATCCAAAATTTTTTGCATGAAAAATGCGATAAGAACCGCTTCAATGTAGTGATCGTTCACAGGAGAGGGGGTAAGACCGTCTTTGCTATCAACCACCTCATTAGAGCAGCTCTGACAAGCAGTAAACCCTATCCTAGATATGCTTTCATCTCTCCTTACCGTTTGCAGGGAAAGAGTACAGCATGGGATTATATGAAACAATTTTCTGCCACAATTCCAGGTGTAAAGTTTAATGAGTCTGAATTAAGGGTGGACTTTCCTATAAACAATTCCAGAATACAAATTTTAGGCGGTGAGAATAGTGCAGCTATTAGAGGTCAATACTTTGACGGTATAGTTTGTGACGAAACCCAGAATCTTTCGCCAGACCTCTTTGATACTATTTTAAGACCATGCCTATCGGACAGGAAAGGCTTTGCCATATTTATTGGAACACCAATGGGTAGAAATTGGTTCTACGAACTGCATGAGAAAGCTAAGAAAAATAAAGACTGGTTCACATCTGTTTTTAAAGCTAGTGAAACAAAGATTATAGCTCAAGACGAATTAGATGCTGCCAAACAAACCATGTCGCCAGAAAGTTATGAACAAGAATTTGAATGCTCATTTCAAGCTGGAATAAGTGGTTCTTATTTTGGATCTACAATTGAAGAATTAGAGAAGTCAGGCAAGGTTACAAACTTTGATATAGAAGAAGATTTAGAAGTAGAAACATGGTGGGATTTAGGAATGAATGATAGTACGGTTATTACCTTTGCTCAACGCAGACCAAGTGGCGAAATTAGAATTATTGATTGCTACGAAAACTCAGGTGAGGGTTTAGAGCATTATATTAATATTGTAGATAGCAAACCTTATAAGTATTCAAAGCACATAGCTCCCCATGATATTAGAGTTAGAGAGATTGGAACGAATAAATCCAGATGGGAAACCGCTAAAGAACTAGGTTTAGAATTTGACATAGCACCCAAACTTAGTGTAGAAGATGGAATTGAGCAAGTAAGACGAATGTTACCAAAGTGTTTTTTTCATAAAAACAATTGCAATAAGCTAGTAGAAGCATTAAAATCATATTGTAAACGGTGGGATGAAAAAAATAATTGTTTTAGGAATAAACCCCTACACAATTGGGCATCACACTTTTGCGATTCGGTTAGATATGGTGCTGTTACAGAACCACTAGAAAGATCGGATTGGAGTAAGCCAATAAGAGTAGATACAAATTATATAGTTTAATATGGCAAAAAAAAATAAAGAATTATCCAATATAGAATTACAAAGTTTATTATCAAATCAAATCCAAAATGCTTTAGGTTATTTAGGAGGAGAGTTATCAGATTCCAGAACTAAATCTTTAGAATATTATTTAGGTGATAAACTTGGAACAGAAATAGATGGTCGTAGTCAGGTAGTATCAACAGATGTTGCAGATACGATTGAAAGTTTATTACCAAATTTATTAAGAGTATTCACAGCTTCAGATAAAGTAGTTCATTGCGAACCTATGACAGCCGAAGATGTTCCTATGGCTGACCAAGCGACAGCTTATTTAAATCATGTTTTTTATAAAGAGAATGATGGCTTCACACTTTTATATAATTTTTTCAAAGATGCGTTGATTGAGAAAAATGGTTTCTTAAAAATTTATTGGGATGACTCTGAAAAAGTTGATTACGAAACTTATGAAAATTTATCAATCGTTGAGAAAGAGGCTTTAGAAGATGGTAAAGATGAAATAGAAATTGTTGAAGAAGAAATATTTGAAGATGAGTCTGCCAAAGAAGAATTTGAAGCAACCTTAGCTCAGTACGAAGCACAAGGTATAGATATATCTCAAGTTCAAGTTCCTAATTTTAATTTATATAATTGCAAAATTAAAAGAATTAAAAAAACAGGTAGAGTTAAAATAGAAAGTATTCCACCAGAAGAATTTTTAATTGATAGAAGTGCTAAGACAATTGAAGATGCCGATTTTGTTGCTCACAAAGTTTTAATGACAAGATCAGATTTAGTTGCAATGGGTTATCCTCAAGACGAAATTGACGAACTACCAAAATCAGATTTAGATATTTACAACAATGAAGAAACAGTAAGATTAACAGATGTTGATAATTATAAAATTGGTAGTGCAACCGATACCTCAACAGAAAAAGTTTTAGTTTATGAGTCTTATGTAAAATATGATTATGATGAAGATGGTATAGCAGAGCTTAGAAAAATTGTTTCAGCTGGAACAGATGGTTCTCACATTTTATCTAATATGCCTTGTGATGGTGTTCCCTTTGTAACCATCACTCCTATCCCAATGCCACATAGATTTTATGGAAGATCAATTTCAGAATTAGTAGAAGATGTTCAGTTAATGAAATCTACGGTGATGCGTCAGTTGTTAGACAATATGTATTTAACAAATAACAACAGAGTAGCTGTTATGGATGGTATGGTTAATATGGATGATCTATTAACAACTAGACCTGGTGGAATTGTTAGAACTAAACAACCACCGAATCAAGTGATGCAACCTTTACAAGCTCAACCAATTTCACAACAAGCCTTTCCATTATTATCTTATTTAGATTCAGTTAGAGAAGCTAGAACTGGTGTTTCAAAAGAAGCTCAAGGTTTAAGTCCAGATACTTTAAATGCTAAAACAGCAACTGGTGTAAATGCACTAATGCAACAAACTCAAATGAGATCAGAATTGATTGCTAGAGTCTTTGCAGAAACAGGTGTTAAAACTTTATTTAAAAAAATATTTGAACTGATGGTTAAGTATCAAGACAAAGAAAAAATTATAATGATGAGTAATCAATATATTCCAGTTAGACCTACTGAATGGAAAGATAGATTTAATATTAGTATTGTTGTTGGACTAGGAACTGGTTCTAAAGAACAACAAACAATTATGTTAAACAGTATTTTAGAAAGACAACTACAAGCATTCCAATTACAAGGTGGAAAAGAGATGCCAATGGTTAATCTTAAAAATATGTATAACACTTTAACTAAGATGGTAGAGAATGCTGGTCTTAAAAATGTAGAAACTTACTTTGTAGATCCTGATGTTGGTAAACAAATGATGCCACCACCTCAACCACCACCATTAACTCCTATTGAGAAAATAGAATTTACTAGAATTGATGCTGAGAATAAGAGAAAGATTGCTGACCTACAGTTACAATCTCAAGAACTACAACAAAAAACTCAAGAAATGCAATTAGACTTTGAAGCTAAAATAAAAGAAATGGCTTTAAAATATAATACTCAATTAGATACTGCGAAAATTAAAGCTGATGCAGATTTAGATAAGATGATGGTTGCTGGAGATAACAAAATACTTGAACAAGCGGCAAAATCTACTAATATGTTCGGTGAACAGTT